CGGACAGCAAATCATGTTTATTCACATAGAGGAGGCATAGACTTATGACACTCAAAAACAGAATGACACAGGCAAAAAAGATTTTGGCTAAGGATCCAAAATCTCAAGACCCAAGGGTCCTTGAGATGAAAGACCGCATATCAACCGCAAGGAAAGAATCAGAAGCAAAAAAAAGACTTGAAGAGGCAAAAAAGGCAGAGACAAAAGCAAACAGGACAGGTGCTAAATAATGGCGGTTGAAGTAATTCAGGCTCTGGAAGTAATAGAACTAATACGAAGAAACAGATGCATTCAGATACCCGCATCTCACGCAGTAACTGGAGCTACCGCAGGATGGACAAAAGGAAACGACAAGAACCTGCTATTGCTCCCAGCAAGCAAAGCAGCCTCAACCGCAACAATCCCCATAAAATTAGAATCAGGAACATTCATTAATGGTTTCAGTCTATCCGGTCAGATTGACAGTGCGGGAAATGTTGCAACATTAGACGCTGATTTAAGACGAACAACAGCAACAATCGGCGGAATAACCGATGAGTCCCTAGGTGCAATCACCCAAATAAGCAAAACCGCAGATTACTTAATCACAGACGAAAAGGAAATAACACCAACAAAAGTTGAATGTGGAAAAGGATATTATATTTTACTTACCGGAACAACATCCGCAGTAACAGACATTGAACTAAACACTATCAGCGTAAATGTGGATAAAAGATAGTGCGGAATTGATCCGCACACCTATAATTTATCATCCTTTCCAATCCAGCCAACCCCACGAACAAATATCCGGTCTGGATTATTTTTCTTCCTTCTGGTTTTTTCCTGTTCAGAGATAGGGATACTTAGAGCATCCCGCAGGGCATCATTGCAAGCCTTAGAAGTAAACCCATTCTGCTTCAACTTACAAGCCGCCGCCACTTCCACATCAATGCTTATCGTTATGTGTGTTTTCATTCAAGCACCCACCTTAAAATACTGATTTTGGCTACATTTTCCCAAAATCTCTCATTTTTCGTTGGGTCATCCTTGATGTTTAGCTGCTCTACCTGATAATCTTTAATTTTTTCTTCAATTTCAGTTATATTCTTCATAGACCCACACCCCCTACTTTCCTGTGGAACTCATAGGAACCACAAAAGCATAAGTCTTGTATGTACATACATACTTATATCCTTATGGATACGTCAATTGTCGAACCTGCTACCGAAAAGACACTTAAAGAAAAAATTTACTATCAGCACTGGTGCTAATCCATGAGCCACCCCATGGACAGAATCCGAACAAAAAGCCGCAGGTAGTAAGTAGTAATCATGCGGCTTCATAGCATCCGTGCTTCATGCATCCGTGCTTAATCCATTAAGCATCCGTGCAAAAGGCACATGCTGGCTTGTGATTGTTGCTACCCTGATTATAGTTCCCTTTCCTTAAATATGTGTAGGTTCGGCAATTGCCGAACTTGAGAATCAAGATGGTATAATGACATCGACAATTGACGAACTGGTGAGTATATAAACATCAAAGCCCCAGATAACAGTATGAGTTCAATAAACGACACTCAAAAGATACAAAAGCTACGGGCAGATACCGAAACAGCAAAAAAGAACTACACACGCATACAACTAAACCCGCCACTACATGACCCACTAATAAACGAAACACAAGAGTGTTTATTGGACTACTCATAGTCTATATGAAGCATCATGGACAACGGCGAGGGCAAATATGCTAGCTGACCTCGTCAAATGCTGGACGTGTGATTCGTTCTGGGTGTGCCCTGAGAAGCACACCCCATGCTCAAAAAAAATAACCTACAGGTGAAGTATTATGGGAAAGAAATTCGAAGTACAAAAGGAAGCCGCACAGCTTGAAGATGGGGGCTATGTGGGAATCATATCAGAAATAAAATACAAGGAAGTGCCTTATGCATATGCAGACATATTCATACAGGTGAATAGTGCAGATGCAAACGGAGTAACAATACCCAACGGCACAGAGGTTAAAGTCGGCTATCCAGCATTCATAAGCCCAACATCCAAATTCGGAAAACTGATGGTGCGAATGGGTATACTCCTAGAGATAGGTAAGGATGTAGACCCAGAAAGAGACTTAGTCGGCAAGTCTGTAAAGTTCATAGTAATACAGCAAAAAAGCAACAAGAACAACAAGATGTATGCAAGGGTACAACCAGACAGCTTGAAGCCTGCACATGTCATTAAAACGGAGAAAGTGAACTGATGGAATTTGACAAAATAGTAATACGAAGAAACGGATTCACAACCAAAATAGAACTCGTTGAAGAATCAACAGTAGATAATGTGCCAGACAGCGTAATCCGCACATTTGAAACCACAGACGAAACAATAGCAACCGGTTTCCTATTGGCAAAAATAACGGATATAGGTGCTTGATATGAGAAAAATAAAAATAAAGAAAATCACAGATAAAATATATAAACAATACGGGTCAGGGACAGGGATACTGTTTGGCATTCCCTCTGAACTCCACCTCGCAGTTCAGGAAATCGTAGATGCAACAATAGATATAATCGAGGAAGAAAAAGATGAGTACTGAAAAACTAAAAAGGGTGTGCATGCTCCTGCGGGAGCAGTACCCCGACAATGTATTCCCTAAGTCTGCGGTAGAGCAGGCAATTATGGTAGAGATTGGCACATGCCCAAGAACAATAACGGACAACTGGAAGGCAATCACAAAAATAGGATTCATCAGAGGCAGATACCAGAGAAAGAAATACTTTGTAACCAATAAAGTATGAATACATAAAACTGCTGGGGTGCGCGCAGTTATCTAAATTTAGATACCCTGCGCAAGGCGCAGTATTCAACGGACTATATTGGTTCCTGCCTGCGGCACTCTACCCCGCAACTCCCCATAATCTACGGTTCGCGCAATTGCTTGATACCTTGGTGAGCAACTACGCCAACCTCCGCATTATGGGTCTGTGAAGTTGGTTCCAAATTGCGGGTATTGATTGATTCATCTTTGTGGATGCTGGCGCATCCACTCAAAACTATAGCCTGTTTGGTTCGCTTGCGCCCTTGCTTGGTGAAATTGGGGTGGTCGCATCGTCAAGGAAGCAAATCCCAAATCCAGTAAAAATTCAGTGTTCAATCCGTAAGGATGTGTTTGACCAAAACTGTGCCCTGCGGGGCACAGTTTTAACTGTGACCTGCTTTTCAAATCGAAGATGCAGAAAACACAATAGATGCAGAAAACACAATAATCTATAAAGGGGTGCTAGCGCACCCCCAATCAAACTTTAGCCAAATAAATAATCAATCAAACAACAACAATAACAACAACAACAACAACAACAACACTATTGTTGCGACATTCAACACACAACCCAAAAAGAAGTGGTGGTGTCCAGACAAAATTTCATATTTTTCAAAATGTCTGTGTGGCGGAAAGGGTAGACGCTAAACGGGATAGACAGAGTGCTTAAATCACCCGAGTGCTGAATGTCACAGTACGGAAAGTGCACTTTCATGCGGGGTTCGAATCCCTGCCACAGACACCAAAAACAAATCGAGGCGATAGCACCATGAGAAAAGCAATTGAGCAAATAGAACCAGAACATTTAGACTGGCAGGATTACGAGAAAGCAGCAAGAGTCAACCTTAAAGCCCTCAAAATCCAGATAAGAACCTGCGAAGACATGATAAGGACTGCAAGGCAGATGATGGACAAACTCAAAACAAAAAGCCCGGATGAAGGATGTCCAGAGGTTAAAACATGCGACACGACGATGAAGGACGAGTAATCCTAAAGGCAGGCGAAAGACTCCCGAGATGCGAACACTGCGAGGGGTACTGTTGCGAATGGCTGGGTAAGACAAAAGAGTGGGTTTGCCACAGATACGACGACCTGCTCACATGTCATGCTCACAAAAAAGAGGACGGGTGCGGTTGGTATTGCACACTAAAAAAAGACCACAAGGGAGACCATGAGTGTTGGATTATAGGAAAACTGATAAGGAAGTGGAAACAATGAAATTCACTGCAAAAATGATTGATGGAACCGAGGTAGAGGGATTATTGTCCGTATCCCAAGGACATAACGGACACCCAGAAAAAGGATATTATATCTCAAACAGTGCAGGCTCTCCGTGGGCTTACCGAATCGTATATTGCACACTAAAGCTACACGTAGCAGGGGTAATATACTCAAGGTTGGACATATGACACAAAAAAAAGCATGCCCGAAAGATGCAGATACAACCGCATTCAAAGACCAATGTATGGAACTTTTTCAAAAAACCCATAATACCGCATATAGATGCACCCGCAAAAAAGGACATGAAGGATATCACCACGCACACAACTTCCGCAGAAAATGTATTAAGGTGTGGAAATGACTCAAGCAATGAGCAACAAAGAACTCCTAGCCGGATGCAGAAACCCCCTACCAAAAGACGACTTCAAGCCCGACCCATGGCAAAAGCAAGTCCTCAAGCACAAAGGCAACGTCACCCTTAGATGTGGCAGGCAGACAGGCAAAACCGAAATCATCAGCAGGAAAGTAAAGCAACTCGCCCAAGACTACAACAAAATCAGTATGAATATCCTGATTGCCGCCCCCAGCAAAGCCCAATCCGCCCACGCTTTTACAATGTCGTGCGACCTGCTACAAAACGAACACTGGCACTATGTAGACCAAGCCACAGATGCATGGGAGGAGGAGAACCCAGACAAAAAACTCTCCCTCATCGTAAAAAAGCAGCTTGAACGTGCATATGGCATCTACCAGCGAGAACCTACAAAGTCAGAGATAATACTTAAAGGAAAGGACATAGGGCGTAAGCCTCTGCAACGATGGACGAAGGGCTCCAAAATCATGAGTATGCCTGTAGGGAAGACTGGCGTCTATGCCAGATGCAAGACCCTTGATGTTTTAGTAGGAGAAGAGGCAAGCTATATCCCCGAACCTGTATGGACTGCCCTTCTGCCGATGCTTTCAGTATCAGAAAAAACACGCGGGTTCGGTTGGCAGTGCCTCCTTGCTACTCCCTTCGGCAAAGGGGGACACTTCCACGAATCACACTTCGATGAAGACTTCCTAAAAATCCATGTCAGTAGTGAGGATTGCCCAAGGATAAGCAAAGACTTCCTGCGCAAAGAGAGGGCGAGGCTAACAAAAACAGAATATGCTCAAGAATATCTGGCGGAGTTTGTCGAATCTGTAAATCAGTTCTTCAGTACCGAACTAATCAGGAAGTGCATGACCTTCATGAGTTGGGACTACGACAAGGACTACAACCGCAGCAGAAACTATTATCTAGGCTCCGACATTGCCCGATTCGGACAGGATGATAACGCCTTTGTGACCGCAGAGATGAACACCGACACCAAAAAGACAGCGAAGAGGCTTAAAATCATTGACCCCCACACAACCCAAAGAAAAAGCATACCGGCAACCGCAAGGCACCACACAGCACTTGACGAAAAATACCATTACCGTAAGATGTTCACAGACTCCGCCGGTGTTGGTGGTGGGTGCCATGATATGCTTGTTGAGAAGCACGGCAAATCAAAAATTGTCGGATTAGAGAACGCAACAAAAAGCGAGATGTTTGATGATCGCCCAGGGCGAATATTCAAACTAGACCTATATTCAAACGCCCTTAAGATGATGGAATGCGGAGAACTGGACATTATCAACAACATGGCATTGCTAAACTCACTAAAAAACATCCGCTTTGAATACAACCAGACAAACAAAACCATGCAAATCTACGGAAAAAACAGCCACTTGACAGAAGCATTCGTCCGGGCATGTTGGGCGGTGAAGTGTAAAGGCTTGAGGTTGTTTTGTGAATGAGTAGAGGAGTGGTGTAGTGGTAAGCGTGGCGGTCTTTGGAACCGTCGGCGGGGGTTCGAATCCTCCTTCCTCTATAATGAAACTAACATGGCGCACAATCACAGGCACACCCGAAAATATAATAAGGACAGAGCACAATAATCTGCATGAGGCGATTGAGCATGTATCTAAGAGCAGAAAAAACAAAGGGCTGGGGCTGGAACATAGCAATACACTGTAAGGTGGGCTCAATAAGAATTTACCTGGCCGAAAAAAAGAACTGGAAAAATAGGGCAAGAAAACAGAGGAAAATGTGAGACTTATGGCAGAAGCAGGGACATTTTGTGTAAACGCTGATGTGTTAAAAAAAGCAGGTGCAGGAGTATCAGTAATATCATCTGCGGAGGCATACACTAACGAATACATAACCCAAGCAGAATCATATATTAACTGCATGTGCCGCCATAACTTTACAGACACCTACGCTGCACTCAACGATGATGTTAAATTCGTACTCAAAGAAGCTGCTTCAAATCTGGCAGCTATATATGCAATCATGTACGACTTCACAGGATACCCAAGCAGAGTAGACGCAGAAAACAAGATTCAAATGTGTTGGCTAAGAATGAAACATTGCCTCCGGGTATTGAAAGACCAGAAAGTAATTACATTTATAAATAACGCTTAGGTGCGAACCATGACAATAAAGGATGAATTAGAAGATGATATGATATTCGGGGGAACGAACACCATAGAGAACACAGTAATGGTAAGAAACGGAGTATTATCTCTATCAGGGGCAGCATTCAAGGCAATAGATACAGACATCAACGATACTCACATAGATGCAGATGAAGGATGGATTAAGGCATCAGCAGACGGGATATATTTCGTTTGTCCCATCCAGCTACCAGAAGGTGCCACAATCACAGAGATTAACGTTTTTGGGAACAATGCCGCAAAATTAGAAACATTTGCACTCATGAAGATACCTCTAGACTACACATCAGACCATTACATAGTTGGCGGGGGTGCAGGAACAAATATAAGTACTGCAATGGTGCCGACAACCCACCAAATCGTGGACAACGCAAGATATCATTATTTCATCGCCACCAGTTCGCTTGACACCGATGATATGATTTATGGTATGCAGATAAAATATAAGAATTAAGTGGTCACATGGCAAGAACACGAATAGACTCTACAGAAATAACGGATATGACAAATACAGTATCAAACATAACTATTGATGTAGCAACATCAGAAGCCCAGAAATATCCAGAATGGCAAAGCCCCTATTATAGGACATGGCTAGGATACTACAATGCAGTGCCAGACCTGAAAGCGATTATAGATGCAAAGGCAAACTGGACTATCGGCAAAGGCTACAAGACAGACACCGCAACTAAGGAAATTCTAAAGAAAATCAGAGGTTCCGGAAAAAGCACATTCAACTCAATACTCCGAAATGCAGTCCAGACCTACACAATCGGCGGAGACTTTATGGCACAAATTGCCACATCAGAACATAGCGGAAAACTCCTGAATATACTCCCAATGTCACCTGACACAGTAAAAATAAGGGCAAACAGGAAAGGCATCATAACAAGGTATGAGCATTGGGTAGATGGACAGATAGACTATAAATTCAAACCAGAAGAAATATTTCATCTCTCATGGGATATGATGAATGAGGACATACACGGAACCAGTACCATAGAATCAATAGAAGACACAATACTCTCATCACAGGAAGCATACGCAGACATGCGAATAGTTTTCCACAGGTACGTTAAGCCCCTTGTGATTTCTGTGGTAGACACAGACGACCCAAAAGAAATCGCCGCTTACAAAGCCAAAGTAGACAGGGCTATCGAATACGGCGAAAACATGGTGGTCCCTAAAGGGACACTGGAAAAAATGGAACGCATGAGTGTGCCGCAATTCTCCACACTAGACCCTATCCCATGGCTCCAGCAGCTACAGAGGCGGTTTATAATCGCCAACGGAGTACCTGAAGTAATTCTAGGACATGGACAGGGAACAACAGAGGCATCAAGCAAAATTCTATATCTTGCATTCCAGCAGATGGTGGAAGGGCATCAGAGATTTATAGAAGAACAAATCGAAGCACAAATAGACATGAATATAGAACTTGAATTTCCCGCATCACTTGAGCCAGCAATGCAAACCGATGTACGAAAAGAGAGAAACCCAGAAAATTTCCAGATGAAGCACGATGCAAAGAAATAATCCCGAATTCAAAACGGCAGATGAAATATTCCATGAGCAGGTTGCGGAATGCTTCAAGAAAGACCCAAACATGCACAAAATCAAACACAACAACCCCAACAAAATAGATACATTCTGGGAAGCCTACAATACCAGCAGATGCAAGACCGCAATGCTCATAATTAGTATTCTTCTGATTGCCGGATTCATAATCGCGGAACTGTGCAGCATAGACACGAAAATAAGCACATACATCATAATCATTCTTGGCTACTGGATGGGGCGAACATCCAAAGCCAAAGAAAATAAACTAAAGGAGAGTGGACACAGTGAGTGACGAAGACAACAACAGCGGAGATGGTCAAAATGGTAATGGACAGACTAACACAAACGACAGCACAAACAACAGCAACGGAGATAATGCACAAAACGCAGGAAATGTGGGCGACAACGGAAACGCAGACCAGCACGGAGATGC